CTGTTAATGTAATAGTTATATTACAGGCAGACCCAGAATCATTTGATATTAGTAAAGATTTAACCATAGAAACATTAGCTGAAGGCGTTGTGTATAACGTTGTATTGTCTGTTGTTGTTAAATCTAGCTTTGCGTTTACGAAACTATTTGACATTAATTTATAAAGAAGTTTTGAGCGTCCACTTCATCCTTTAGTTCTTGTTGATACGTTGTGTTTAATTTTTGTATTATACTATCAAGATCTCTTACTTGTGCGTCAGCAACATCTTGTTTGTATTCTTTACTAGGTCTTGTTAATATCTGTACTATCTTTGCCATTATCTTCTTCCGTCTGGTTGTATATCTAACCTAAATCCACCAAGTTTCCAATTTTGAGATGCAGCTGTATTTGCTATTTTTAAAGATACAGCTCTAGCTCTGGCTCTAGTATCTACCTTTGTTGTTGAAGAACTTATTGTAAAAGGTCCAAGAGCAGAACTTGCTTGTGAGTCATTAGAGTAGTTTCTTAATTGTAATGTAATTTGTGTATTACCGGTTTGGGATACAAAGTCTGGTATAAATCTTCTAATCTTTGCAAAGAACTCACCATCTCCACCTTGACTAATATCAAAATCTCCAGATTCAATGTTAGAAGTTATTGCTGTTGTAGCTGTAGTTGTAACTTGATCTGTGCCGGTTTCGTGCTCGTAGTATATTGTACAGCCATCGGTATTACCAACAACATCATAGGAATTGTTAGAACCAGCATCATAATCTGTAGCATGAGGTTTACCAAATACAGCAGAGTCTTGCCAAGTTGTTCTATCCAATGTGCTTGTAGTCCAAACAGGTCTTTCACCTGAAGATTCAACATAATTAAAAGTTACACATCTATCAACTACTGTTGCACCAGAAGAACAATAGAACCAATTAATTTCACCAAACAAATTATTTAATCCAGCATTAATAAGTTGGTTTGCTGTTGTGTTTAAATCATTAAATACAAAGTCTTCCACTAAACAAGGTAAAGATTGTAGAGCACCTGAGTATCTAAAAAAACCATTTTCTGAAAACCAATACGCAGCACCATCTACTTCTACTGCAGCGTTTTGACCAATCAAACCACAGTTAGTTCCTACTTGCGCAAAACCAAATGTAAAAGGTGGTCCAATAAATCTTTGCGTAAATAAAGCAGTGTCTGTCCAAACATAAATTGCATCACGACCTCTAACAGCTCCCATAATTCTAGATCCATCTGCAAGTCTCTGTGTACCAGCCGTGTTGGTTGCTGTAGGTGTGTATGAATTAATATTTTCTTGATCAGAAAATCTAATAAACATTTCGTCTTGTGTAGAAGGTGAGCCAATCGTTGTTTCTGTACCAAAAAATACTAAGTGTCTATCCGGTGTAGATACAATCATATCTCTTGATGCTGTTGGTGCACCAGAAATAATTGTAGCTCTTGTTGCTGTTGCATTTGATGCATTTGAATTCCATTCAAAAACTGGGCCGTTGTGTATTAATGAAATAATTTTATCACCAAAGTTATCAATAGACCAAAGGCCTGGATCAATTACTAAGTCACCCGATGCAGCTTCACCCCATGCTACGAAGTCAGACGTATTTGTAATTGTTGCACCATTAGAATGCGATGCTGCTGTTGTGCCTCTCGCTGCTCGCGTCACGCCTGTTAATGTGTTGCCTGAGATTCCAGTGTAAGAAATATCTTCATTGTCTATTGAAATATGATTTGTACCTGTTGATGGAAAGTTAACTACGCTTGTTAAAACTATGGTTGTTGTAGACGCATCAATACCTCCGTTCAAAGTTGTTGTAAGTGCATTGGCCACTGTGCCACCAAAAGAAGCTAAACCCCAACCAAAACCCGGTAACTGTTCTGCTGGTCCAACTGCATAATATGTTTGAACTCTTATACCACCAGATGCTGTAGCACCTGATCCTGTTTCTGCAGAAGGCATAGTAACTGTAATCGTTAAATTAGTTGGTGCTGAAGTTACCATAAATTTTTTATCATCAAAATCTGACGCTGAGTAATTAGAATTTGTAATAGCTGTAAAAGTATCTAATAAAATTATGTCTCCAGGCGCAAGACTGTGACCAGATCCAAAAGTTATAGTTACAGACGTAGATCCGTTTGTTGTGGTAAAAGCATTTGTAAGTGATGTTGTAGATTCAATAGGATGTATGTCATAAAACACACCTCCTGAGTAAGCATATAAAATTCTATTTGTACCTATAATTGAAAACTTTTGACCACCTCTATTTACAATATGGTGCATAGCTCTAGCAGAACCTGTTAATTTATTATTACCTAGTTGCTGCCAACCACCTATTTTTTCAGGTGTACCATATCTAAATCTTACATTATCACCATTAACCCATTGGCCTTCGGCTTGAGTATCTGTAATCTGTTTATTAAACCCTGGTAAGAACTGTACTTTTTGTAATGCCATAATATATGATTATATCAGTTTTTGGCAATAAATATAGTCCATTCTAGATCGGAGATCAAATCATTTACGTAGACTTTTGTATTTTTCTTTTTCTTAATATACTTGTGAAGTTCTTCCAAGTCCAAAATTAACCAATCTTTTTCGCGTTCAATAACCATTTTTTCAGCTCTAGTATCTATTCTACCTTTTTGAGCAGTTGTTCCATCAGATAATTTAAACATATTTCTTACGTCAAACCTATAAAAAGCATTTGTGCCTTTTATTATTCCTGCAATATTCCAAGATGTTTTTTCTTTTGGGTATCCAATAGATGTTAGATGTTTAGAAAATCTTTCTAATATATTACTCATACTATATCAAAGTTATAAGCCAAAGATATTCTTGTATTTTTTTCTTCACTTCTTTCAACACAATGAGGTAAGTCAGATTTAAATATTAAAAGTCTTCCAGGTACTGGATCGTAATAAACTGTATTAGCTGTATCTCTAGTAAATGTTTCAGATGTTGGCTCATTTACAAAAGGATCAGGAGATACTTTAAATATAATCTTAGAGGATTTTTTAACATTACTTTTTAAGAAATAAACTGCCGAAAGAGAATGTGTGTTATGTGTATGATATTCTTGAAAATCATTTTTATGATATAAACTAATCCAACCATTAACACATTTAAAATTGTTTTTATAATTTAGGTTATTTGAATATTCTTTTACTTGATTTAAGATCCAGTTATTTAAAGGTTTAAAATTATCGTCTAAAGAAATATCATAAGTATTTAAAGTATTATATGTTTTTTTAGATATCCAAGCTTTGCCACCAGATCTAATCTTCTTACTAACTTTAATGCATTCTTTAATTAACTTATTTTGAATTTCTTTGTGTTCTGGATTATCAACATAACCTACAATTTTTGGCGACCACTTTTCAAATATCATAATTTATTATACCAAGCAACTATTACATATCTTTTTCCTTTTAATAACTCAGTTACCATATGTTTTTTTTCTGAATAAAATTTTACTATTTTTCCTATTTCTGGTTCTATAGTTTTATTTTCAACAATAGTTCTACCACCTTCGTAATTTTTATTTAGATATGTTATTGTAGTAATATCATAATTGAACTGATCATCTTTATATCCATTATCTATATGCCAATCATGTAATTCACCTATTGGCCAAAAAACAATTTCAATATTTTTTATATAATAATCTTTAAAAAGTAATTGATATTTTTTTAATAATTTTTTAATCTTTAAATCATTTATATTTTTTAATTTTAAAATATGTCTTTTAGAATGTATTTCAGTTTTATTAAAATTATTATTAATAGTATCAATACAATATTTACAAATGTCTTTACTTAAAAAGTTTTTATTTTCTTCTATCATTTTAAATGTAAATACGCTCCACTATCTTTCTGATAGATATCTCCTATAGGATATAAATTAAACGCAATAGATTTTCTCATTATATGAGATTCATTTTTTAAAACTTTATGATGCATTTCACTAGGAAAAATTATAAGTAACCCATCGACAGGTTTAAATCTCCAAGAACGAGAATTATAAATATTGAATTCTTTTTTATCTAAAAGGTATCTAATATCCGTATAATCTTGAAATGCTATATCACCTGAATTTTCGTCTACATGTAAATATAAAATACCACTGAACATAGAATTTGCATGAGCGTGAAAATTTGTTTCTGCTCCTGGTTCAGAAACTACTGACCAAGATGTGGAGAAATCAAACTTCTGTTCATATTTCAAAACTT